ATTAGGTCGCACGGTGTCGGCTCTCGGAGTTCGTCGCGTAGCAGCCGGCGTTCGAATATCAAAGTCCAGCAAAATCGGAGAGTTCTCATACGGCTTCGCAACGCAGAGATTTAGCGGCGGCGGGACGACTCAGCAGCTAGTTTACGGATTAGAGTTCGGCTCAAAAAGATTCAAGCAGTTCCCTTCATACTCCGGGCGCAGTGGACGAGGTGGCACCGGTTATTTCATTTATCCGACACTGCGTAGAATCCAGCCCGAGCTTGTCGCAAGGTGGGAACGTCGATTCGCAGAGATAGTGAGTAAATACTGATGGCCGGCAATCGCACATTAAAGCTCACGATACTAGGCGACACCGACAACCTTCTGAAAAGTCTGAAAGGCGCAGAGACATCGACTGAGACCTTTGGAGAGCGAGTTAGTGAGTTCGGCAAAAAGGCCGCTATAGCATTTGCGGCCGCCGGAGCCGCCGTAACCGCCTTCGCCGTTAGCGCAGTAAAGGCAGCGGCTGAGGACGAAGCAGCCCAGATAAAATTAGCTGAAACGATTCGCAGCACTACAAAGGCCACGGCAGACCAAATAGCCGGAGTCGAAGATTACATAACGCAGACAAGCATCGCCGTTGGAGTTACCGACGATAATCTGAGGCCGGCTTTTTCAAGACTTGTCAGAAGTACGAATGATGTCGAAGAAGCTCAAAAATTACTTAATCTGGCTTTAGACCTATCCGCTGCCACCGGTAAACCACTAGAAGCCGTCAGCAATGCTCTGGGACGTGCCTACGATGGCAATACTACGTCTCTGGGCAAGTTAGGACTTGGCCTAGACGATAGCACTTTAAAGAGTAAAGATTTCGATGCCATATTCCAGCAACTTAACGGAACCTTTGGAGACTTTGCAGAGAACGCCGGGCAATCAACCCAGAAGCAACTTGAACGCGTTCAAATCGCATTAGACGAGGCTAAGGAATCTGTGGGAGCAGCGTTACTTCCCGTCGTTCAAGAATTAACTCAGTTTATTTTAGAAAAGTTCGTCCCTGCGTTAAATGCCTTCATTGATGGTTTAACCGGAAAGAAAAGCGTTCAAGGTTCGTTGACTGAATCCCAAAAGACTGCGCAAGAATGGGGCAAAAAAGTCAGAGGATTAATCGACACGATCATCGAGTTTAAAGATGAATTAACTATTGTCGCAGGTGTTATTGCTACGGTGTTCGTCGTAAGTAAAATAGCCGCTGGCGTACAAGCTACGATTTTATTAATTCAAGGATTAGCCGCTGCTTATACGGCTCTCAGAAATAGCGCAGCGGCGGCAGCGATAGCCTCACGCTTTGCTTTAAATCCGTTAGCGGGACTTGGCACGGCCGCAGCGCTTGTTGGAGCCATCGTCGCAGCTACGCGGTTATTTGATAATCAGGCAGATGCGGCTGCTTTGGCCGGTGGTAACACGGTCCGAGCAGAAAGCCTACCGGGAGGATTTACGGCCGGGACAAGGGTTACACCTAGCGGAACTGTCGTAACCGGAGGCGCGGTCGTAACCGGTGGAGGGACGGTCGTTAGCGGTGCAGCCGCGGCGACTACTACAAAGCCCGCAGCGGTTGAAGTAACCAAAAAGAGCGCAGAAGAAATAGGCGATGCTTTTGCGAATAGTTTTAGAGGGTTAGTAGGTGGAACGCCTGACGTCGCAGGATTTAGAGCCTTTGAAGAGACCGGGTCCAGGGCAGGTTTAGCTTTGCCGATAGGTCCTACGTTCGACCCAGCTAGATTTCGCATGGGAGAAGAACGCAGCTTAACTATTAACGTTAACGCGCCAAGCATAATTGATAAACCGGCTTTCGCTGAAGCGGTCGTAGATGCTCTAAACGAAGCGCAGTATCGTTCTGGGGCCGGCGGGTCTCAGCTAGTTATATGACGCTCTGGGTCCCGGAATGGCGGGTCAAAATAAACCAGACGGAAATCACGACTGCAACTCTTAGCAACCTGACGATTACTAGCGGTCGCACCGACATTTATTCGCAGCCCACCGCTGGTTATTGCAGTGTAACGCTTGTTGAAACCAACGAGACTTCTATTCCTTATGAAATTAACGATGGTTTAACGATAGAAATAAAGAAAAGCGATGGCGCGTATGTCCCGCTTTTCGGTGGATTCATAACCGATTTAGCGATTCAAGTCGGGACAAGCGGAACAAATGCCACTAGGCAGAACATCAACATTATCGCCGTCGGAGCTTTGGCCCGGTTAGCCCGTTCTATATTTGAAGGCAACATCGCCAGCGATTTTGATGGCGACCAGATTTATGAACTTCTTTCCACAGTTTTATTTGAGCAATGGAACGAAGTCCCAGCGGCTGAAACTTGGAACGCGTATGATCCTGCGGTCCAATGGGAAGATGCAGAAAATAGCGGACTTGGAGAGATAGACCGTCCAGGCGATTACGACCTAGATTCCCAGAACGGCGTTACAGATAACGTCTACGATTTAGCTTCGGGAATAGCGACATCGGGCCTCGGTTATCTTTATGAGGATTCGTCAGGTCGTATCGGATACGCGGACTCAACGCATCGCGCACAATATCTGGCGACTTTCGGTTATGTAGACTTAGACGGCAGCCACGCGCTCGCGCCAGGGATGGCGGTTACCAAGAGAGCCGGAGACGTCCGTAACTCAATAACCATCGCTTATACCTCATCCGGTAATTCATCCGTAACCGATAGCGACGCGGCCTCGATTAGCGACTATGGGCAACTGGCGACCAATATCCGGACGACCCTGAAGAATCAAAGCGACGCCGAAGACCAGGCGGCTTTTTATCTACTTATAAGAGCTTATCCGCAGTTCCAATTTACGCAGGTAACTTTCCCGCTCGGCTCCACCGACATCGACAATGCCGACCGGGATGCACTACTTCAGGTCTTTATGGGCCTACCGGTAAACATCCAAAATCTGCCGGGAAATATGGTCGATGGAGAATTCCAGGGATTCGTCGAAGGTTGGACCTTTTCGGCGGGCTATAAATCTCTGAGTCTGCGGATGACGGTCAGCCCGATTGCCTTTAGCTTGGAGGCCTTCCGTTGGAACTCGGTCCCGGTGGTAGAACAATGGGCCACGTTATCGCCGACGCTTGACTGGCTCAACGCTACGATTGTCGCATAAAGGAGACCTATGCCAAACACGACGAACTTTAACTGGGCCACGCCGGCAGACACAGACCTTGTGAAAGATGGCGCAGCCGCAATACGAACTCTGGGCAACTCGATCGATTCATCATTTGTAGATTTAAAAGGTGGAACGACCGGACAAATATTAAGCAAGGCTTCAAATACAGATTTAGATTTTACTTGGACTGCTGGCGGAGATATTACCGAAGTTCAAGCTGGCGTAGGAATCTCGGTTGCTTCTGGAACTGGGCCAATTCCAGTAATTACTAATAGTTCAACCGATTTAATTACAACTGCTGGAGATTTACTTTACGGAACGGCAGCCGACACAGTAGCAAGGCTAGGCATTGGAACGGCTGGTCAAGTTCTCAGAGTTAATTCTGGAGCAACTGCCCCAGAATGGGGCGCTGCTGCTTCTGGTTTTGCAGGTGCAGAAATAACTCATAGTGGAAACACACAAACAATTGCCAATAACACTTGGACTAAAGTTACTTTTGATAGTGAGATTTATGATGTTGGTGGTTATGCTGCTAGTGGTTCAACAATTACAATTCCTTCTGGCAAAGGTGGATATTATTTGGTTATTGGTTGGGCTTACTTCGACCAAAATGCGACAGGCACAAGACAAGCCAAAATTTACAAGAATGGATCACCAACTTATTTAAGCCGCGGTTGGGCAAGCAATGCAACAGTTTTTCCGCAAGTTGGAATTCAAAATGTTGTAGCCGCTTCCGCTACTAACACCTTAGAGTTTTATGTATTTCAATCATCTGGTGGAAATCTAACGCTGTATGTTGATGCAGATGATGCTGGTTTCAGCGTTGCTTACTTAGGAGCATAAAAATGGGACTATACGAAACAATTATCGCCACTTATCCAGAATTAGCAGATATTAATGACCTTAAATTCTGGACTAAAACCATAAACCTACAAGATGACTCAGACGGAAAAGGCGCATTCATAGCCATTTGGAATTATGAAAAGCCTATCCCTGACGGCCTAAAGCTCGGCAAATAACACAATCTTTATAAGTTATGGAGACACCGCGTATGGCTTATCTTGACGGAACTGCCCAAAGAGTCTGCGAACTCGCGCTGGGCGAAATCGGTTATGTCGAGCAACCAGAGAACATAACAAAGTATGGAAAATTTACTGGCGCCGATGGCTTGCCTTGGTGCGGTTCGTTCGTTAACTGGACCTTTAGTCAGGCGGGCGTAAAGTTGCCATCGATGGTCTCAACTGCTGCCGGTGCATCACGAATGAAAGAAATCGGACGATGGACAGATGAACCTCGACCTGGCGATTTAGCATTTATGGATTTCCCTCACGACGGCATCGACCGGATTTCTCATATTGGAATCGTCGTAAAAGTTGGACCAAAGAACTGCTTTATTGTTGAAGGTAACACTAGCGGCACCGGAGACCAGCGCAACGGTGGACAAGTGATGTTAAAGAAAAGGCCCAGGATCAGTGGACCCATCGTCGGTTATGCCCGTCCGAAGTTCGTAACTTCGCTCGATGCGTTCCCGGTCGTCGATGACGTTGCAGACGACGTAATCGAAGAAAAGCCCAAAAAGAAAAAAGGAGCCAAGAAAAATGGCACAACTAAAGGCACTACTAGCGAGCTGGAGTAGGTCATTCTTAGCCGCAGGAATCGCGGTCTATTTGGCCGGAGTTACAGACCCGAAGGCGATAGCCGGAGCAGGTCTAGCGGCAATCCTTCCAGTTATTTTGCGCTGGCTAAATCCAAGCGACTCGGCCTTCGGACTTTCCAAGCCGTAGTTCTGACACTGGTTCTGAGCGGCTGTGGTTACGACGGATGGGTCAGGTATCCCTGCCAAAACTTCGAAAACTGGAGCCGCCCAGAATGCCAGAAGCCGCAGTGCCTTGTATCGGGAACTTGTACAGAAGACATCATCGGTAGGCCGATACCAAAGACGCCTTAGTCCGGCAGACATCAAAGCTAGATTAATCCTAATCATCGGGGCCTCTTTGGCGCTTTGCTTTGTCGCAATGACGCTAGGGATTACCTACGCCCTGATTTTCGTTACTCAACCCATCGGCGCGCAAGCTCCAAATGATGCGGCATTTATAGACCTTCTGAAAACTCTAGCGATTTTCTTAACAGGGTCGCTTGGTGGAGTCCTTGCATCAAATGGCCTGAAAGAACGTAACGACACGCCGAAGGACCCGCGTACTACTTGAGACCGTCGGCGCAATAGGTCAAACTAAAGCCGATGGGAACGTCCGATTCCCACGGTCAGGAGCAGTTGATGTGTACATATGATTATGGCGATTTCTTCGCCTTGTTCTTTTTACTTTTCCTAATATTTCTAGGCGGCTGGGGCACCGGTTGGAACTCCGGTAAAAGAGAAGGATTTGACGCCGGTTACAAGAGAGCGCGTTCAATCGCTTTATCAGAGTTATCTTTTCAGACTTGGAAAAAGAGGGGCAAATAATGGCCTTCGATTTATCTAACTACGAGGACGTAAACGCCAGGATTACTCGATTCCGTTCGGAGTTCCCTATGGGTCGCATTGTTACAGAAATCGTTCACGTCGATTATGACCAGGGTCGAGTGTTGGTTAAGGCTACGGTTTACAGAACCGACGACCCGGCAGAGTTGCCAGCAGCTACAGATTATGCCTACGAGTTTAGGTCAACCCACGGCGTCAATAGAGACTTCTGGATTGAGAACTGCGTAACTTCCGCTGTGGGCCGTGCTATCGGGGCTCTAACGCCCTCAGGAGCCCGTCCAACGCGTCAGGACATGGAGAAGGCCCAGAGCCTACAAGCGCAGGCCGCGTATCCCGATGCACACACATCCAAGCGCGACGTTCCAACGGCAGCCGAATCAATCGCTCAGTTGAAATCCAAGCTTGGGGCCGAAGTTATGCCAGAACCGCCTATCTGTAAACACGGCCACCGCATCCTCAAAGAAGGCACCGGCAAGACCGGCAGCCCGTATAGGGGTTACGTATGCCCTGAGAAAGTAAAGGCGCGCCAATGCCCAGCGATTTGGTTGAAAAAGTATGGCGACAAGTGGATGACACCGGACGACCACAGCGAAGTCTTACTTGAGGCCGGACGCAACCTCGACCCGACACCTGAACGCGAACCGGTTCCAGACGAGCTTCTCAGCGAATCGGAAAGAGGCCAGAGATGATCCCAATGAGATTACATCCGCAGAGCGAATTAGTAGCGCACCACGCTGCTTTATTGAAAATCCAAAAGACGCCAAAGATGGGCAGTGAGCCTCGCTATAACGTAAAGCTGAATCTCCATGAAGAGATTTCAGAACTAGCTGAGGCGATAGCTGCTGAGATGGTCGTCGCGTCGTATTTCGGTCTCAAGTACGACCCTTATGCCGACACGATGAAAACACAGGCCGATGTGGGCACAAATATCGAGGTGAAATGGACGCGGTACGAGAACGGCCACTTGATTATCTATCCAAACGACCGGCAGATGGATGTCGCAGTGCTAGTGGTAGGTAAAAGCCCTAAGTACTACCTCAAGGGATGGCTACCGGTAGCAATGGCAAAACGGGACCGCTTTAAACATCGCGACCAAAATAGCTGGTGGATTCCTTCGGGACATCTCCAACCGATGGAGAACTTTAAGAGGAGCATTTATGGACAAGAAGCGATTTAAGTGTCGTATCTGTGGCGCGGTTAAAATCCACGCGGTTTTAACTGAGTTTCCAGTAGGCGATTTAGTCGTCTGTGCTCAATGCTTAGGCTGCGGCGTAATCGGTATACATCAACGAGACAAGGAGATGATCGATGGACGAAATACTTGATTTAGATATTGGATTTGATGAGGTATCTAGCAAGACAAGCGATGATTATTACACGCCCAAATGGATATTTGACGCCATCGGTTTAGAGTTCGATTTGGATGTCTCAGCTCCACCAGGCGGCATTCCCTGGATTCCGGCCAAGAAGCACTTTACGATTATTGATGACGGACTAGCCCAGCAGTGGTTCGGTCGAGTCTGGATGAATCCACCTTATAGCGATGTAACGCCGTGGGCTAAGAAGTTTATCGCTCACAATAACGGGATAGCCCTAGTCCAAATCTCAAAGGCCCGGTGGTTTAACATCCTATGGGAACAGACCGACGCGATGCTGGTCTTGCCCTCAAATCTACGATTTACCACGGCCGAAGGTGAGTCCAAAGGTATCTTTATGCCTTGCGTACTAGCTGCGATGGGCTCGGATAACGTCCACGCAATCCAAAAATCAGAGCTTGGTTATACTCGATGAGTTATCCACAAGATGGGCATAACCTGTGGGACACGCCCAAGCCCACGCGTAAACCTAGACAGAGATTGACTGCGTCGGTACGCTCCGTCCGCTGGAGGCGGCCGCGTTCGCGGTTTAGCCGGCGAACAGCTACGGGGCTCTCGGCAGTCCTTTGCTTTACGGCGATGCCCGTAGAAGCCGCAATTCCAAAAGAGATTGAATCTTACAAACTTTATGCGCATTTTAGATTAAATAATTTTAATGAGATGAAATGCCTAAATACGTTATGGACAAGAGAAAGCAACTGGAGACCGCAAGCGGTCAACGGTTCGCACTACGGAATCCCACAATTACGCAATAAGAAAATCAAAAACAAAGACGCCTTTACTCAAATCGACTGGGGTCTGCGTTATATCGATCATCGTTATGGTTCTACTTGTGAAGCGTTGAAAGAATGGAATAAACGTAAACGACTAACAGGGCGGGGTTGGTACTGATGGGCTCCGCTTTGAATAATGGTTCAACTAGGTTATGGCGTACTATCAGGGCTCGGATATTGATGAGAGACAACTACACCTGCCAAAGCTGCGGGATGTCACGGGGCTGCTATTTTAGGTTCTACGCTATTAAAAGAATTTCTGGTTAATTTTTCACGTTCGTTTAT